AATCGACAACGTGGATGGGGAACATGAACACACAGCAAGAAATTAAATTGCTTGAAGCATTTCGCAAAAACCCACTGAAAGTTAGGGCTATGTTATTGGATCTGGTCGAAGCATCGGCAAAAAGATACTCGGATGAAACGGATTTGGTCATTCAACAAATGGCAAACATAGCGACATCGTCACCGCCGTAATTTTTCTGCCCTCCCTGCGGCATCCACAATAAGATTTCTCCCCATCGGGGTTGATTCTCTGTACAGAGTAAGAATTTTTACCTCTTCCTGATCGACATAAACCAGCGCTGTGCGTTGCGTATTTGCGTGGATGGCATCATTAGCGGCAGCTGGCAGCTTGACCGCGAGATTCGGGCTGATCTTCGCTGGGTCGGCCCCGATTACTTTGCAAATCGAAAGTAGCGCCTTGTGATTAAGTTGGATTTTCGCGTTCAGATATTGCCCGATCACGCTTTGCCCACCAAGCCCAGTCGCTTGCGCTAGCCAATCTTGGGTCGCTCCCTTATTTTCCTCTTGAGCCTGGAACTCTTCCCATGCTGATTTCAGCCTTGCGGCGTCAGCTTTTTCCTCAGCGGTCAACGGTCTTTTCAATACAGTAGCCATTTTTCAATTGTAATTAGAGTTTCTTATTTAAATTTGGAATTCATATTAGAAAGCCCTTTACTTCTAATAGTAGAAGTTCTAATATTTGTGGCATGAACCTTACCGAATGCCTCATGAGGCACAAAACATCGCAAACCGCGCTCGCCGATTTCCTGGGCGTTACACAAAGCGCAGTCAGTCAATGGATCGATCGTGGCATTGTCCCTGCCGAACATTGCCCTCGCATTGAAAAACATTTCACTGGAGATATTCGCTGCGAAGACCTAAACGACAAAGTCGACTGGGCCTATCTCCGTGCCGCTGCCACTCCAGCACCCCAAAAGCAAAACCGCACCCACGACACGCCTGAGAAGCTGCGCGAGACGGAGCATGTCGAGATGCGCGGGACGCCGACGAAGGTGACGATATGAGCGAAATATCCGTTGAATCATTCGAAATTCTGATCGCAAAAACTGATGATTTGTTGGTCGAGCAGCGGCGCACCAATGAATTACTGACGACGCTATGCCAGCACCAGGATGACGCGGTCACACGACAGGAAAGAATGGACCGAGCGATGGGGGTCCACTTTTTCTCTCCGCGCTCGGCTTCGCCGATCAAGAATGCGCGTGCGGGCGAAGCTCCTCCAATGCGCAACTCTTTTATTGGCTCTCTGTCGCAACACGCAATCGAAGCGAATCCGCCCATTTCTGAAGGTGCTGCGACGACTTCTCGCACGCCTGCGCCTGAAGCTCCAAAACAGTCAAATTCTGATTCGAAATAAGCGTGGAGATCGTGACTACGCACTCGCTTCCGAAATCGCACGTTGTATCGACCCGGATCATTCCGGACTCGGAAGTAAATGTAACTGAATTGCTCATGGGAGCTCCTTTTGATGATTGTTGTTGTGGAATGGCAATCATAAGTCATCTGGAATTCCCGCCCTGATTTTGGAGTTATCGAGCTACGGCTCTTTTTTTGAGTTTTCATAGTTTCTGTTCGGCAAAGGTTTTTCAGCAAGTTGAAGCAAAGATACTTTTTTTTCTGAATTTGCCTACAGGAAAGTACCGGGATTAATCAAAAAACATGATGCCAATGAAACCCACTACCCAGATGACGCTCGACTTCCAGCCCGGTCTAGCCGAGCGATTTACCGGCGTGCTCGACTGCGTCAGGCAGGGCGCCTACACGCACCGCAACCCGCTGAAGACCATCGCTGCCGATATGGACATGAGTCAATCCGACCTGTCGCGCAAGCTGTCCGGCAATCCGGAAGACCCGCGCCGCATGTCGGTCGATGACCTCGAAAAATATCTGGTGGCGACCGGCGACATGACGCCGATCTATTTTCTGGTCGAGAAATACCTCGCGGACCATGAGGCGGCCCAGCGTCGTGCGGCTGGCGAACTGGCGCGTCAATTGCCGGACATTCTGGCGCTGATTAAAGCGGCGACGATGGCCGCCACGAAGGAATCAGCATGAGTACCGGACCAAGAGAAAGAATTGAGATGGCGACTCTGATTGCCTTGGCTGGAGGCCTATCCGCGGGAATGGGAATCCCAATCCCATCATTCAACTGGCGCAAAGAGTCGCTAAAACAATTCACATCCGCCGATCAATTCAAACTCGACAGGGCGCAGGAGAAGCGCGACCGCAAGGCGAAGGCAAAACTAGGGGCTGTGAGTCGCAGTGAGTACCGCGCAATGCTCCAACAATCCGGCACGTTCGCGTGGCTCTCCGGCCTGCCGATCACGGCTAATCCACATCCAGCCGGCAGTCACGTGCATCAAGTCTGGGCGCAAGCATAGGCCGTGGCAGATTACGAGATGGCTTGCGAGAGGTCGGCATGAAGACCTCAGTTTCCCAAAGCAGTCTGGCCGCCCACGATTCCATGGCAGTAGCTGGTTTCGCTGAACTTCAAACGCGCATCCTCACTTGCATGGCGCCCGGCAAACTCTACTCGCGCCGGGAGCTGTCGAAGCTGACGAAATTGGAAACGGCAACGGTATCCGGTCGCTGCCATGAGTTGCTGGCCATCGGTGCCATCGAGGTGTGCGGCGTGATTCGATGCCCAGTCACGAATCGGCACGTAGACGGACTGAAGCGCGCCGATGAACAACTGGAGTTGCTGTGAGCTTCTCCTGCCCCGATCGCTTCCACGCCACTACGCACAGATGGGCCGCGCCTGTCGTACTGAGGGCGAAGCACTGCGCATGCGGCAAGCGCGTCACCGCGAAACAGCTTGTCCAGTTCGGCAGCTGCGATTCCTGTTTCACGAAAAACAAAGCCGACACCAGCGGGAAACTGGCATCGGCTTCTATCAACGCAATGAATGAGGCATCGCAATGAATGACGCAATTGTAGGTCAATATCACGAATTCCTGAAGGCAAAAATCAAGCTGGCGCAGCGCAAGGGCTTTGACGTTCCGCTCGAGCAGATCAATCCTGGACTCAAGCCACATACCCGCGACATCGTTCGGTGGGCGCTGCAGGGCGGCCAGCGCGCCATCTTCGCTTCGTTCGGGCTGCACAAGACGAGCACCAATCTGGAAGTGATGCGCCAGATCGGCATTCGCCATCCTGACATGTTTCGCCTGATCATTCTGCCGCTGGGCGTGCGCCAAGAGTTCGTGCGCGAGGTTGCCAAGCGATTCACTGGCGACTATGCGATCGACCTGCGTTTTATCCGATCGGACAGCGAGATTGCCGGCCCCGGCACCATCTACATGACGAATTATGAATCGGTGCGCGAGAGCAAAATCACGGTGAGCCGGTTTGGCGCTACGTCACTGGATGAAGCCAGCGTGTTGCGCAGCTACGGCAGCAAGACCTATCAGGAATTCTTGCCGATGTTTGAGCCGGTCGAATTCAAGTTCGTCTATACCGCGACGCCGAGCCCGAACCGATTCAAGGAAATGATTCACTACGCGGGCTTCCTGGGCGTGATGGACACCGGCCAGGCCTTGACGCGATTCTTTCAGCGCGACAGTGAGAAGGCCGGTAACCTGACGCTCTACCCACATAAAGAAACGGAATTTTGGCTGTGGGTCGCATCCTGGGCTGTGTTCATCCAAAAGCCGAGTGACCTCGGGTATTCGGATGAGGGTTATGACCTTCCGCCAATGGAGGTGCGTTACCACGAAGTGCCGAGCGATTACGACACGGCCGGCGCTGAAAAGAACGGCCAATGCCTGCTGATTCCGAACGTCGCCATGGGGTTGTCTGCGGCTGCCGGTGAGAAGCGCGACAGCATGGATGCTCGCGTTGCCAAGGTTGCGGAGATCATGGCCGAATCGCCGGACGATCACTTCTTGATCTGGCACGACCTTGAAGATGAACGCCATGCCATTCAAAAGGTAATACCGGAAGTGGTCAGTGTGTGGGGTACGCAGAATCTTGATGAGCGCGAACAGCGGATCGCTGATTTCTGCGATGGCAAGATCAAAGACCTGTCCACCAAGCCGAGCATCGCAGGATCCGGCACGAATGCGCAGCTGCATTGCCATCGAGAGATATTCGCCGGCATCGGATTCAAATTTAATGATTTCATTCAAAGTCTGCACCGCGTATTCCGGTTCGGGCAGGCGTTCGGCGTCATCATCGACATCATCCACACCGAGGTCGAGCGCGAGGTGCTGAAGGCGCTGCAAGAGAAGTGGGCGCGGCACGACGAGATGCAGGCCAAGATGGGCGAAATCATCCGCACCTACGGCTTGGATCAACTTTCGATGCAAGACTCGCTGGCGCGCACTATCGGCGTTTCCCGCGCCGAAGTAAAAGGCTCGCGCTTCTCTGTCGCCAATAATGATTGTGTGCTGGAAGCCCTGCAGCAGCCTGAAAATTCGGTCGGCATGATCGTCACCAGCGTCCCATTCGCGAATCACTACGAATACACGCCGAGCTATAACGATTTTGGCCACACTCAGGATAACGATCACTTTTGGGCGCAGATGGATTTCCTGACGCCTGAACTGTACCGGATCCTGCAGCCCGGCCGTATCTATGCGTGCCACGTCAAGGACCGAATTAACTTCGGCAATGTGACCGGCGCCGGCTTGCCGACCGTGAGCCCATTCCATGCCGAGGCGTTGATGCACGGTAGAAAGCATGGCTTTGATTACTGCGGAATGATCACGGTCAGTACCGACGTGGTGCGTGAAAACAACCAGACTTACCGCTTGGGATACTCCGAGATGTGCAAGGACGGCACCAAGATGAGTGTCGGTTCGCCAGAATATATTCTGCTGTTCCATAAGCCACAGACCGACCGCAGCCGCGGCTATGCCGACGTACCAGTGACAAAGGCAAAGCCGATGTGTTTGGATGATGAGAGTGACGTCGTCTTGTTCGATCGTCGACATGCACCGATCCCGGCCACTGGCTACAGTGTGGCGCGCTGGCAGATCAACGCGCATGCATTTTGGCGCTCGAGCGGTGACCGGCTGCTGACGGCCGAAGAGCTGGCCAGCTACGGTCCGGCCAAGCTGGCCAAGATGTTCACCGAACTGTCGCTGACCAACATCTACAACCACGAATACCACGTCGCAGTCGGGGAGGCGCTGCTAGCGAAGAAGGCGCTGCCCGCAGATTACATGAGCCTTGCGCCGGGCAGCAATGATCCGTTGATCTGGCATGACATCGTGCGTATGCGGACGCTGAACGGCGAACAGTCAGCGCGCGCAGTTGAAAAACACGTTTGTCCATTTCAGATCGACATCGTTGATCGCCTGATCACGCGCTACAGCAATCCCGGTGATGTGGTCTACGATCCGTTCGCCGGATTGGGAACGGTGCCTGTGCGAGCCATGAAACTTGGGCGCCGCGGCGCCGGCTCGGAACTCAATTCAGCTTACTTTGCTGACCAGGTGCATTACTGCCAAGCGATGGAGCGCGAAGTCAGCATGCCGACGCTGTTTGATTTTGAAGAAATCGAGCAAGCCGCATGATCCACGCAAATACCATTTTGCCGAGCACCAGCGCAATGGTTTTGACATCTGTCAAACGTCTGGCGAGCGCATGAGCGACATCGTCCTCGCCAAGCAATCCGATCTCGATCTGACCGAGCAGCAGCGTGCTGTGTTACGCGACTGCCTGTTCGGCATGGTGGACGGCCAAGCCGAAGAGGACAAGAAAGCCTGGCGTCGATTCTGGAACGGCGTGTGGAAGATGGGCAGCGGCGAATTCTTCACGATCAAAACCCTGATCCCGCGTTACGGCCCTGCTCATCGCAAGCAGATGAAGCTCGAGGGTGAAGTCTTCAAAAATCAGGAGCGCATCAAGGACCGGGAGTTTTTCCGGTTGTGGCTCAAGGTCGGGTCGGGGTTTGTGTCATGGGTCGCCGGTCCCAAAGGCGGTGTTTTCCCGGTCCCGAAGTCGGTTAGTTATGCCGAGTGCGAGAACGACGAATTCAAGGAATATTGCGATGGCGTTCTGGCCTTCCTGCGAACCGCTCACGCACAGAAATATCTCTGGCCAAGCGCCACACCATTCATCGCAGAGCAGTCGATGGAATTGATCTTGTCGTCGTTTGAAAGGCAATCATGATCTGGTCTGAAAATATGATTGCCAGAGGGCTAGCGTTGCAGGTATTCAACCGCAAGCATTTGATAGTCGTACCCAACTGCAATTGGACAGGCCACGAATGTGATTTGCTTTGCGTTACTGAAAACCTCCTGGTTATTGATATTGAAATCAAGATAAGTCGCGCCGATTTGAAGGTTGACGCAAAAAAAGACAAGTGGTGGCATCGCGAATTTAAGGGATATGGCGACGAGGTTTTGGTGCAACAAAAGTCAGGGGCCTCATATCGGCAGCGTTCTGCCATTTATAACAATACGCCACTCGCTTGGCCGCCAAAAGTTTGGAAGCATTACTACGCGCTGCCAAAAGAGATTTGGAAGCCGGAATTACTTGATTACTTGGCGTCGTCTTCAAGCGGCGTAATCCTGCTTTCTAAACAGCAGCACGATAACCGCCTGATTGCCACTATCGCGCGCATGGCTAAACCGAACAAATCCGCCGATAAAATATCGGCCGCAGCAGCGATCGACATCGCGCGTCTTACTAGCCTTCGGATGTGGGATTCGTGCCTGCAACTGGAGGATGAGCGCAATCGGCGGCTTGACAGAGAAAAGGCGGCGGCATGAAGCGCTCACCCATGCCAGCCAGGGGCACTCCCATGAAGCGCAGCGCGATTCGCATCAAGCTGGATGCCGCTCGCCTGACCGTGAAACTGCCGGCGCGCATGAAGTCGAAGCAGCGCGCAGTTACGCGTGCCGAGCAAGCTTACTGGTCGCGTTTGGCCGGCGAAATAGGATGCATCGCTTGTCACCTCGATGGACGCGAGAACCCGTTTGTCTCGATCCATCACACAGATGGCCGGACTAAGCGCGGCTGCCATATGCGCGTTCTTCCAATTTGCGCGCCTCACCATCAACAAGACGATACCGACCCGCTCAACCGCGTAGCCATTCATCCGAACAAGGCTGAGTTCGAGCTGATCTACGGCACGCAAGAACGGCTTATGGAAATCTGCCACGAAATACTGGGGATCGCATGAAAAATTTATCCGACTCACGAATTGCGGTACGCAATCCCGCTCCCGAGTATGGCGCGATGGCTGGCGCTGGTCGGTGCGGTGGCCAACATAGGGCGGGGGAGTGATGGCTAAGGCCGACATTTGGATGCCGCTGTACATAGGCGATTACCTAGCCGATACAACACGCCTTACTACCGAACAGCATGGTGCGTACCTGCTGCTGATTATGGACTACTGGCGCAATGGTCCGGCACCTGACGACGATGCGATCCTTGGAAATATCACCAAGATGGCATCGAAAGACTGGAGGCGCGTCAAAGCAGCGGTAACCATGTTCTTTGCGCTGAAAGATGGTGTATGGACCCATTCAAGGATTGAGCGCGAACTGGAAGATGCGGCCGCTGGAAAACTCAAGGCCGAAGGAAAAGCGAGAAAAGCAGCTGAGGCGAGGTGGGGTAAGCAACAACCAGAACATACATCAAGCAATGCTCCAAGCAATGCTCCAAGCACAAGCCAAGCAATGCATGAGGAATGCCCTTCACAGTCACAATCACCTACTAATTCAAAAACAAAGTCAAAAACAGATTCTGCACTCGCTACGCGATTGCCTGCCGATTGGATTCCGAGCCTTGCTGACGCGAAGTTCTGCCAAGTCGAAAGACCAGACATCACGATCGATGGGACTGCAAGTAGGTTCCGTGATTACTGGATTGCCCAGCCTGGGGTAAAGGGTCGAAAGGTGGATTGGCCGGCGACGTGGCGAAACTGGGTGCGAAACGAGAAATCACAGCCGCGCGCCGGCCCTGCCAAGCCCGAAAAGTTTGATCCAGTCGCCTATGTCAACCGCAACCGAACGAAAGCACCCGATGAACGCACCATTGAATTCGATCTCCGCGGTGAACCCCTTTGATCTCTGGTTTCAGCCTCATCAGGCTCTCGGGATCTCGATGATGGATCACTTGTTCAACCGGCTCGATGGCGCTTATCCGCACAAATGGCGCTCGGCATTCCAAAATGACCAGGCTATCGAGAACTGGAAAGTATCGTGGGCAGAGGCGTTCGAGGAAGAGTGCATCACGCCGAACGATATCAAGGCCGGACTGAAGGCGTGCCGCACACGTTACGACTGGCCGCCAAGCTGCGCAGAGTTCATCAAGGCGTGCAAACCTTCTGTTGATCCGATGGTTGCCTACTACGAAGCGATTGCTGGCGTTCAGGCGCGCAGCAAGGGGGAAACAGGCAAATGGTCCCATCCCGCAATTTTCTGGGCCGCAATGCCGCTCGCGTTCGACCTGGGACAGCAAACATTTTCGCAGATGAAAGCACGGTGGGAATCGGCGCTATCCGAGCAGATGGACCGGGGCGAATGGGCGCCGATTCCTGCGGCATTGATCGCGATCGCAGCACCTGGCAAAGCGGATCTGTCGAGGGAAAAAGCGACGGAAATGCTCAACGAACTGGGCGCCGGGAGTGTGCTGAAACCGAAGACGGACCATAAATTGTGGGCCAAGCGAATCATCGATAGATCCAAGAAGCCGAACCACGGCTATAGCCCGCTGCAAATCCGATTTGCCAACGAAGCGATGGCCGCATGACCTGGCTACTCAATCCCCGCCTGTTCACCGTCATCATGCTGGCGCTGAATGCGCTGGCAGCGGTTCGATGGGCGTTCGAGCGAAATTGGCCGCAAGCCGCTTATTGGGGCTGTGCATTCGGGCTGAATCTGGCCGTGATGACTATGGGGGCCAAGTGATCGCGTATTACAACGAGATCGATCCATACGTGGCGCAATGGCTGCGCAACCTGATAACCGCCGGCCACATCGCGCCTGGCTACGTAGATGAACGGAGTATCGAAGCTGTTTATCCCGTTGA